TGGGATGGATCACAGTGGGCAGAGTTTCAGTTAAGCACACCAAATCTTGGAACGAGTGATGATAGACAACCTGGTGCTCGGGGTGTTTTTCAAGGAGGATTGGCACCATCAGACGTAGATACTGTCGATTACATAAACATATCATCTACAGGTAATGCAATTGACTTTGGTGATCTAAGTTCTGCTAGAAGACTTGGGGCAGGATTTGCTTCATCAACTCGTGTATTTGCTTATGGGGGATATGATGGATCTAGTAATAAAGATGAGATTGAATATTTTACAATCGCATCAACTGGTTCAAGAGTAGATTTTGGAACTAATTCGCCTAATGCAAATAGATCTAATGCTGGCGCAGCAAATGCAACCAGAGGATTGAGTTTAGGAGGAGTAGCACCAAAATCTAATGAGATTGATTATATCACAATGGCATCTGATGGATCAGCGGTTGTTTCTTTTGGTGTTCCTATTATGTCACCAGGATCTCAAATTGCTCAAGCATATGGAACTGCATCACCAACCAGAGCTATTTTTGGTGGGGGAGAAACACCAGGAAGAATTAATACAATACAATTTGTAACTATCGCAACCTTAGGAAACTCACAAGATTTTGGTGATTTAACTGCTGCTGTTTCGGGAAATGCTGCTTTTGGAAATGCAACCAGAGCTATTTTTGGTGGAGGGGAAATATCACCAAATTTCCAAAGAAATATGGAATTTGTAACTATTTCATCTGGAGGAAATGCAGTAAAGTTTGGTGATTTATTACAATCTGGTGGATTAAGACAGCACGGATCGGCATCATCTCCAACCAGAGGTATGTTTGCTGGAGGTAGTAATGACACCCCATCTGCGAGCACAGTATATAATCAAATACAATATGTTGAGATAGCAACAGAGGGAGATGCGGTAGATTTTGGAGATTTAGTTGGTGGAACTGCTAGATGGCAAATAATGAATGGAACTACATCTAACGGTCACGGAGGGTTGTAAAAACCGACTTCATATAGTATACTAAATATGGTAGTTATTAAACACTATATTTGACCTGATATGACTGAACAAAGTTCTGCTATTACTTCGGTAGATTTGACTCCAGGATCAGAGATTTCTGTCACAACGCTCAAGAGTGACCTTGCACAACTTGCAACGGGTCCTCTGCCGCAGGAATACAAAGGAATGTTGACTCATATTGAGGAAACATTGCCTGCAACTAAAGCTGCTTGTGACAACTTCTATAAGTCTCACTCACAGATGATGACTGTGACTTTGGACATCACTGACCTGACACCTATCCGTAGTATTAAACACACTCTTGCTGCGATTGAGAGAACGAAGAGTGCCCTTGCAGAGGCACAAATCAATCGTCGTAAGAATGATATCAAGATCCGTAAGAAGCAGCGTGATATTGATGCTTGTGAGGATGATCTTGATCGTGAGGAGCAAGAGATTGAGATGATTGAACTCATGAACAACAACATGAATATTGAGAACTCAATGAAGGGTGCTATTCGTAAGATGTCCTTCCTGATGACTCAATATCGTTCTGTTCTGGATCACATCGGTAAGGATCATATTACTGAAGAAGATTACGAGAAAGAAGAAAAGCGTTATCATGTGATGACTGCACTGAAGCAGGCATTGAACTCGGCACGTCCTCGTGGTGGTGTGATTGATGAAGGTAACTCCATCTATCTGTTTGATATTGGTGTCAATGTTTCACATGCACAAGCAGAAGTCTTCAACTATTTGAAGATGGAGAATGAAATGATTGCTAATGGTCAGGCACCCTCACATGAAATGACTGTTGAGTGGCTTGAGAAATGTGCGGATAAGTTCCAGGATTGTTCGGAACGCTTTGCAGAGAGTCGTGGATTTACAATTCTGGATGAGAAGTCTCTTGCGAAACCTGACTTCCCAACCATGCTCCCATCTAGTGTAGATGCAGAGTATGCTAAACTAGAAGCATCGACTGAAGAGTAATATGAATTTACATTTGGTAATTGGCACCCCCATGTATGGGGGTATGTGCACAAGTGAATATACAGATTCACTTCTCAAACTCTCTGAATCTTGTAATAAATCTGGTGTTAAACTCACCACTATCTTTCTTGGTAATGAGTCACTGATTCAGCGTGGGCGTAATACAATCGCCCACCACTTCATGAATCTTCCTGATGCAACTCATCTTCTATTCATCGATGCGGATATTAAGTTCCGTGTTGAGGACATTGTAAAGATGATTAAGGCAGATAAGGAACTTATTATTGGTCCTGTTGCACTGAAAGGATATAACTGGGAAGAGATTCGTGCAGCTGCACTAGCAGGTGAAGATGATATTGGACGCACTGGTGGCGTATTTAATATCAATACTCTTCCTGGTATTAAAATGGAGGATGAGGAAACTCCATTTGAAATTGAGCACGGCGGCAATGCATTCATGATGATCCGTCGTGATTGTTTGCAGGCACTAGAACCACAAACACCAATATATACTAATGGTGGGAGATCTTTACCTGACGGTGTAGAAATCAAAGACTACTTC